CGTTACTGGCTTAAGGCGCCCACTTGACTGCTTGCAGTTCTAAAGCTAAAGAAATTTCTAAAAAGAATAAAAATTTTATTAAAACAAGGAATAATAAATATGTTTAGAAGGGTTAGGTAGATGAGTTAACAGGAAGGGAGTTGACATTGGGTGAATCAGTTACTTTGGAGAATCTATAATTTATATTAAAAACTCCATCGAAAGTTGATTATAAGTAAAAGAGAAATGGTGATAATGAGTTGATTGATTTAAAATATAATATTTACAAACAACTTAAATAATAACCTCCATCTGCTTGTGATATCGGTCCATACTCGTAGGGTTTGGTCATGTTATCATCTAAGGATGGGGACTGTTTCTTTGATGCAATAGCATCTTTTGCTAAATATGATGATCAAACATCATTAGATTAATGTTATGCACAGTATAAACAACTATGTAGCAAAGATGGTTTGTAGATTAAATATGTGTAAAAAATTTGTAGAGATTTAAATATACACATCTTTTAATTGGAAGAGTTGTACACAACTTTTGAGCACACTAAATTGTCGATGGTTAGAACAAAATATTTACACGGTAAATTCGTTTTTCCTTGTATAGTATTTACATAGACTAGTGACAAAGTAGGACATGCTGGTGTTATTTTGGAAAGTGGATCTGGAAGGAGTAAGTTTAAAACAACTGCTCTTCTAAATTCTCTGATATAAGATTTTTCTGAAAAACCAAAAATTGTATACAAAAAGATACCTGTTTAGAATAAGAATGTTGTCAAAAATGATGGAACGTGGAATAAGGTTCAAGACAATAAGAAGATTGTCATTAATAATAAGACACGTAGAGCGCTTAAATAGAAGTAGTATTTTAAGAAAAAGGCCTTGGAAGAATAAAAATCTGACAAAATATAATCAAGACCTAATAAATTTGAAGCGTTTAAAGAAAACGATGAAATTGAGGAGTTAAAGGTCACAGATCAAGACATAGTCGACGAAGGTATTACTATTTAGTAAATGATTGATTTTCAAGAATAGTGTTAACTTTATCAATTTTCAGAATGGGAAAAATTGTAAAATCATCCAGTCAATAAAATTAGAGCTTAGAGAAAGCTGGCTGAATTAAACAAAAAATAAGGACCCATTGTTAAACAACCAAAAATTGCGTCTAATAGAATAGTCCGGTTGTAAGAAGAGGATATTAAATTCTCTTTATCAAGAGGTTATTCCAAAAAGTCTTTATTTAGATATAAGGAAAACCTAAAAGATATTATTTGGCACTATAATCCAGAGTATTAATTGTACCATGACCTCCCATAGAATGCGTAATCTGACAGATTTGTATCAGCAGTTTGTTTTTAAATGATGAAAGATCGCATGATAAGTTTGGATTCAATGGTGCCCAAATCATAATATCAAGTCTAGTGTTATTCATTTTTGGATAAATCTATGTCTTTCTTCCATACCGAAAGTCAACCCACTTTTAAGAAAGTTTATAAGTCAGTATCTAAATATTAGACTTTGTCATTAAAGGGTGTATCAGGAAGTAAAGTTTGTATTCAAGGTGCATAACCTAAACTCATCTTCAAGGGAGCAATGCCACAAAATAGAAATTTGTTGTTGAAGATGTATGTAGCATAGATATCAGGTCTACAGGATAAGTCCTACTCAAATAAGGATAATAGAGTTTTTAAAATGGATAATAATACAAAGACCGTAAGTTTGAATTTGCTTGGTAGAATGCCTAGATAAATGGCAGATTATTTGGCCGCACTTGGTGTCGATATAAGCAAAGATATGATATAAAATAGTATATCTTCAATGTCTGGTTCCCCTGGTCTAGATAATTGCTATAACTTGTTGTATAGGTTGCAAATACAACACACAATAGATCTCATATTAAGTTAACCAAAAGAGAAACACATAATTGTTGTTGCTTAGGATCATCACCAAATAGGTAAAATGTTGTTTTAAAACCTGCACCATGATATAGTTCATTCAATGTCTGATAAACATTTTTAATTGTTCAAAGATAATCTTCAAAATCTTCTTGATGATTTGTCAAACAAAAGAGATGTATTGAATTTTAAAATTTCAGACATTTAAAGCGGCGTTATACCGTGTGAAGGACCTTGTCAGAAATAATTTTACTCATATTCAGAAGAAGTAGCTTATTTCTTGTAACAAGACTCTGATGAATATAATAAGCTATATAAGCTTTATTATATTGACTTGCAGTGTGATCTAACTGAATTACAATAGTAAATGAGAAATTAAGTAATTCAGATATTGGACAGTGATATCGAAGATGATCAAATTCAAATGTAATTGAAAAGTCTGTCCGATAGATGGTTCATGAGATTTGGAGCGACTGTTGTTCTTGATGGAATATCAAGACTATAAGTTGAAATTCATTCTTAAATTGAAATGGGAAAACCGTAATAATTTGGCAATAGTAACAATATTAAATATGGAGAATTTGTCTCATCATTTTAGGAAAGAGTTAACTTATTAGATACAGCTGGATGTCATTAATACTTGATGGCTTCAAATCATGATTAATTTATATTAAATGGTATCAATAATAAAAATGCTTTGATAAGAATTGTAGGAAATAACTTCTTTCCTACTCCAGGGTTATATTTGATGCCATGTGGTGAAGGCACATTTTAAATCTCATACTTAGGAACCGGGCGCGGATAAGTAAGAATAGAGAAAGCATCATAAGGTTATACTGAAACAAGAAAATTAGTACATTTTTGCAATCCTTAGATGTAATTAAATATGGGATGGATGACTGTCTTTGGTGATTGTAGGAAATTGAAGGATATCGATATGATTGATCTTTGTTTTAGACCATATGTAACATATAAATCCATATAATCTACATACATAATGAAGTTTTTTGATAATGAATTATAAATGAAAACTTCTGTCCAAGCTGGTACTTAATATTTTAAAGAAACATAAATGAATCCAGCAGATATTAAGAAAATGATAACGAATTTTAATATCAAGACTAAAATGGTGAATCTTGAACCATTGGAATTGTAGATTAGGCATACGGTCTTCGGAATGATCGAACATAATGAGGGAATGTAATATATTTAAACAGTTAAGAAATATGTTCCTTTTATGAATACAAAACATAGAACTTATTCTGTTGTGCAAGACGTAAATGCTAGTAAGTGGGATATGTTTTGGGATCGTTTTCTTTGGAATAAACCTAGATTTGCTACAATTAGGAGTTGCACCAATCCTAGATAAATGGATATGTGCTTGGCTGGTGTAGAGACGGTGAAGTTTGTTGATGACATTGACTTCTAATCAATTGATAGAAGTAATAAATAGTAGATAGATACTCTGTTGAGATCGTACGCTGATAAATCTGATAAGAGAGTTAAAAGAACAAAATAGTAGAAGGCGTTGGATAAGATCGATGAATTTATACTATAGGAGTATCAGTTTGCTAAGTATCCGGATTTTGATATATTAAGGAATCCTTGCGAATATGTGATTAAAAATCGTGAGGATCACGATTAATAAGTTGCACTAATGGAAGAGTGGATGGTATAGTACCCGCTTCCAGTTTATGAAACGAAGGAAGGACTTAAGTTATATTATAATGAAGATTAAATGAATAAGCAATATACATAATCAGGATGGAGTGTTGTCAAGGAGGGTTAACTAACAAAGGAATTTGAATGGAGCAGTAGAATACTATAAAATAGCATTTCCGCCCTTTGTAGATAGTTATCAGGTAGAGTTTTATATGATGAAGGTCATGTAAAATAGTTTAAGTACTTTGCTTTTGACTTTATTAGTGAATTAGTTCAACATATGTTTTAATAAGATTTATCATATTTAGATACTTTTGACATAATGGCATATACTAATAAAGATAATTGGTCGTAGTCTAAATAACACACATATAGATTAAATATATATTAATAGTTAAGATCAATAAAGAAAACAGATTTCAAAGGCTCTAGTATTTTAATGGTGAAAAGTGGGGAAGTATACACATCATCATCCGATTTTAATGTACAAGGAGGTTATTTAAAAGATTAGGAGTCCAGGCCTAGAGCTGTGATGAATCCTAGTAAATTTAAAGTTGGATTAATGGCTGCAATACAGAGTGCATTTTGGAAGAGTATTAAAGCAGCATGTCCTGGTTTTGTTTAAGGACTGAGTAAACATGAATAAATTAGTCTGATATAAGATAATATTTAGCCTCATTGGGTAAGTATATCTATGGATGGTTCTGCATTCGATTCTTCTTAGTATGAAAAATTACAAAAATATGTAGACAATTAATTTTGGTTATAAATAAAACCTCTTATTAGAAGAATTTTGTAAAATAGTATCAATTCTCAACTGACTGAAAATGTTGAGATAGTATTGCAGAATTTGATGGACTCATTATTGAACACTCAGAACTTAGTATTTACTAGATTACCAGGTGTTAATGGTCAACCATGGCCCAAAAAGATATTAAATTAGTTTTATTAAGATCACTCTAGAGAAAGTGAGCCATGGTTGAACTATGTGTATACAGAAGTGACGGGGACTACATTTTCGGGCTTATCAACCAGAACTACATTAGGTAATACACTAAGGTCGTTGTGTTATACATATTATTATGCACAATAATGTGGGATTGATAGGTCGCAAGATAAAATGTTTGTTATGGCATCAGGAGATGATGTTGTTTTGTTTTGTGATCCCAGTGTAAAAGATTAACTTGTGTCCTCTATCATGTCTCTAACATCTAGAACTAAGGATGATTAGACAGGGATAGGACTAGGGTAATGTCTCAAGACTTGTAATATAGGAAAATTCTATGATATAGATTTTTGTTCTAAAGTATTTTATACTCCAGACGGATCTCTTGATTAACTGACTTATAGTCGTGACCTCTATAAAATTTTAACATAGAAATAGTTTTATATGAAGAATAATAAGGAGTTGCTTAGCAATCCTTATATTCATAGGTAAGCTATTCTTCAAGGTTTAAAATCCGAGAAGATATCACATTTAGTAGAGGATTTGGTTGAGTTGTAATGCGATAAATTGAAAAGTCATAGAATTGATCAATAATAAATTGATAACTCCATTTGGGTTAAGTATGCCTTAAAAGAGGAAGGAGAAGGTTATAGTATGGAGAATATAACCAATTACCGTTTGGGGGTTGATATTGTGGACTTGTTGTCTATCAATGACTCAAATGTATTGTATCTTAAAGGTACTTAACCCGGCTTGTTCAATTAAAAATAAAAACTAATACGAATATATATACAAATGAACAAGATGTAGAATAGTAAAAATAAAAACTAAAAACCTAATAAGAAATAAGATAATGTAAAAATGATGAGCAAATCCTCACCTTATTTCTAAATGTAGAGTCATATAAGTAGTGATAACTCTGCATACAAGAAGAAAAGGTTTTAGAAAATGGAGAAATAAGCTTAGCTCCATTAAGAAGGTAGGAATACCAGAATGTTGTAACCAACGGGTGAATAAATATTATCAGCTTGGGACACCTTTTAATTGGCTAAACATTTTCCAGGGTAAATATAAACCCCATATGTAGCAGGAATGAATATTTCACCAAATCCTACTGCTACTTTTAGGCACAATGTTCACTTTGATAAAGCTTACTCTGCTCAAAGTGGTTTAACGAACATAGGGACCAAGCCTTATTTAGTTATATTTCATTGTCCTGTCCTTTCTGCATATAAAAATGCTGCAGGATGGAGAATGTCTGGTTTTGTTTTACAGAACGCTGATTCAGACTCAGAAACAATTGATTTTAGTAGATTTTCATCGACTGCGTATAGTCCAACTATGCATACAGTATATGGGGGAGATGCTACTCATTTCTCTTAGTCTGGATTTGTATTTGCTGCTAGAGCTGATCTGAACCTTGAAGGTCCAGCTATTTAGTAGAATGGTGTTGTTTACAAGGGATCTGTAACTCTAGGGAATATGGGCAATGGTTCAGTAACTATAAATGACTTGATGTAAATTGCACAACTTGCTAAAAACAACAATAGAAAAGTTAGAGTTACATCAGCCGTTGTAAATAATCAAGTAGCATTCACAGCTGACACAAGCTCGTGGGCTTCAGGTGTTGGTTTGAGACCACCAAATGAATTAGATAGTGAAATTGTTGAGTTTGTTATAATACATAGACCATTTGTTGGTGTCAATACTGGTACAGATTCGATATATTCGTTGAATGGAATAATGTCCGCGAATCTCTATTTCAGACCTAAATTGACTTCTCCACTTGCATATTCGATATTTAATGATTGCAATTCGAAGATCAATAAGGATGGTATACCTCATGAAACGGATTATAATCCAGAACATGGTTCTTATTCATACAAAGGGTATGAATGGGCAAAAAGGAAGGTTTTACCATTATTGTCAAAAACCGTAGGTAGTAGGTCACCTGCACTAGGTGCTTTGATAGATGTCGCTTCATCTTTGCTATATAGTAAGAAGGACGACATACTCATACGAATGGATGATGTGAAAAGAATGTCTAGGTAATTAAAAGAATTGTCTTAAGATTATTCTCACATCAACTTTATTCGTGATCATATCTTGTCAATAGTGTCAATTAATAATAATTTCATAGACTCTCATGTTGATCAAGATATAGTGGACTTTGAGGAATACAGTAATTGGAAAGAGACAAAAATATAAGCTCATTGTTCAAAAAGGGTTTCATCAACTTAATAGACTAAGTGTGATTATGACGCGGAGTCAGTTTTCTCAGAGATGCATTAAGTGCAGGATTCTGATATCAAACCCTAATACCAGCTAGCAACCCCACAATTGTCTGAAACGTTCGTAAATACCCTTTAAGGTATGATAAACGGAGGTTTCAGTAACAAAAATATGCTAGCTAGACAAGGCGTGGAGTAAAACCCAGGTCCTTAAGTGATCGCATTGTCAAGTGATTCAGATGCTAGTGAAGCTAACTGATCATGATAATGATTCTGTTTCTGATTTATTGGAAACTATGTAATATATAATATGCTTTGCATTGCTATAAATAGCTCATTTATATAATTCGGGAGAATTATAGTTGTCGTTTTGAACGACCCACCCAGTTTATAACGCTAACATTGTGTTAGGTTTGGGTCCCAAATAAGGAATATGTTTTGGGTCGCACTACTTGAAG